CGAAGCACATTGTCAGCACGGATTTTCCCTGAATCCAACTCCTCCCTGTACAGCTTGCGCAGTGTATCGACACCGATTCCGATTTCAGATGCTATCTCTGCCTGAGTGGCACCAATCGCCGAACGTTGCCTTACAATCTCCGCCGCCTTTTCGTTTCTCTCTATTGTCGGTCTTGCCATGTGTCGCCTTTTATATAACCGATTTACTGTTTAACCTTTTTTAGCATTTAGTTATCCATTAAAAAACCCAGCTTTTTTGGCTGGGTCTCTTGCTGGATTCACGAATCATCTTACGTTCATGTATTTATGCGTCTGGATGGAAACCTTCCATCCTTCAATCATTGCTGTATCCACGCAGAGCTTCGTTGCATCAGGGTCTTGACTTATCGGCTGGAGCCATACCGGTGTGCCGGGCTTGATGTAGGGCAGGACCTCTTTTTTCAGGTTGTCTATATCCTTCTGGCTTCCGATAGCCATCTTGATTTCATTGGCAACCTTTATTGCCTCTGGCTTGACCACGCACCCGCCACGCTGCCCGATTTTTGGAGAGACCGTCACCCATGTCCTTTCTGTGACCATGATTGGTTCTGTTCCACTGGTCTCCACCTGCACGGTCTTACCCTCGTATTCAAGGAGTTCGCATAGCTGCCGGAGATTGAAAAGGCACGGTTCGCCGCCTGTCAGCACGATATGCTTGATGTGCGGATACCTTTTGACAAGCAGGTCTGCCAATTCAATGGATGTGGTCGTGGCGTACCTTGGGACATCCTGTTTTGTCAGGGCAAACTCAATCGTCTGCTCATTCGGCTTGCCTAACTTCCACGTGTACTTGGTATCGCAGAACTCACATTGGCACTTGCATCCCTGAAACCGCACGAACACGGAAGGGGTGCCTGCGTAGGTTGCCTCCCCTTGGATGGAATCAAATATCTCATTTATGAACAGCATCGACATTTCCATTCAGCAGTGCATTTACGGGTTTCCTCCACAGCACACCGGATAACTGTCACTCCGGTATCCTTGAGCAGTTGAGGCGCAACGACTTCCGCGAGATATGAAGCAATGTTTTCAGCCGTAGGGTTGTACGGGACAACGACAACTGTCTTGTCCAGTTTTTTCAACTCACTCCATAATGGGTCTTTTTCCCAGACAAGGAAATGATGGTCATAGTTGTCTTCGAGCCACTGGCATAAGGTGGATTTGATTACAGAGAAATCAATCACCCTGCCGATTCCGTCGAGGTCTCCTTCGCATTCGAAGGTTATCCGGTAATTGTGTCCATGCAGGTGGGCGCATTTGGACTCGTGCCCATAAACCCGATGCCCGCAGGAAATGTCGTGATACCTTGTCGCCGTTATCATCGCTTATCCTTTAATCAGTTCCAGGAATTCATTGCGGGTCTGGGCGCTTTCCCTGAAAAGCCCCCGCATCACAGAGGTAGTCATATAAGAGTCCGTCTCTTTTACCCCGCGCCAGGTCATGCATTCATGAGTTGCCTTGATGACCACTGCCAAGCCCTTCGGCTTGATCTGCTTCTCTAATTCATCTGCAATCTGGTCCGCGAGCTCCTCTTGAATCTGCGGTCGCCTTGCGTACCAGTTGACCAGCCTGCTGAACTTGGAGATTCCTATCAGTTTCTTGTTTGGGATTACCCCAATCCATGCCTTACCAATGAACGGAACAAGATGATGGCTACAGGCAGAACGAATATTGATACTGCCGATGACTATCATGTCTCCAACCTGTCTGGTGTTCGGAAACTCGGTCATTTTAGGCATCTTGCTGTACCTGCCAGAGAACACTTCATCAATGTACATGCGGGCGATACGCTCCGCCGAACCCCTCGTGTTCGGATCGTTGAATGTATCTATGACCAGAGATTCCAGCAACCGCTGGACACTGCCTTCGACTTCTTTCTTCAGGGCTTTCAGTTCTTTATCGGTGATGTAATCACTGATATTGTCGTTGGCGTTAAAAGGAACTCCTTCGCTACGAAGACGCTCTATAATTTTTTTTGAAATCATTCTTGACTCCCAGCCGCCTTTATATATGCGAGTTTGTAGAGATAAGAGATCGCACATATCCTTGCGTACTTGAATACTCGCTCTTCTGTCGGTTCCATTCCAGTGTCTATCACGTGCGCTTTTGCTTCATTCCAGTACTTCGTTACAAGGTTTCTATCGACCTGCGATATATGTCGACCAAGAACGTTTCCGAAACGGACGCACGAAACCCATGAAGTAGAATCGCTCGATGTACAGAAGCTACATCTCTTCAACAAACCATCTTCTGTACATCCAAGAAGATGGATATCAATTGCTGGCTTTCTGTTCTTTATGTAACAACTCAGCTTATAGACATCCTCTTTATATGACTTGCCTTTGAACAATCTCAGTTCCGGAACACTTATCGCTATGTACTCCGAAAACTCGATGAGCCTGTCCAATCCTTTCTTGCCGTCAGGAATATGAAAGACGTTTATCTGCCTGTTGTTCGGAAGCATGTCCCTCAACTTGGTACGGAACTTCCACGCTTCTTCAACACCAAGGACACGCTGAGCATCTACCTCAACGCACGTGACATCTAACTTATTTGTATTGACAAAGTTGCAAAGTCTCTCTTGCCACTCTGTAAGGAATGCCTCATCTCGTTTCCCTGCTTGCGCTCCGAACATCAGCGTAAACAAACCGGAGTCCATTATGGTGTGCTTCGAGAACTTCGCTATCTCATGTGGAATGAATTTTCCGCGTCCACCCAGAGGCGGAAAAGTATTAACCCCCATCTCTGAACCAATGAACGGCAGAACAGTGAATAAGTAGTACTTGACTCCCGCAATCGCAGCACACTTCGAAAAAGAATACTGTTCAGCTCCTGCATAATGGACTTTGATGTTATGCCCTAACATACGCACCACCTCGTCCATCTTCCAGAACCTCGACCGATTCACAATGAAAAACGTCTATAAGCTGTTTGGCAAGCATTTCGCATGACATGCCGCCCAGCTGCATTTCATCGCCGTATTGCCCCTTCAAATACGCTTCAATCGCCCTTTCTTGAAGGAATATTTCAATCTGCCTGTCATCGTGTGTAACCGGAAACCAACAACGTATCTCAAATCGATGGCGATGGTTGTTTCTCAGAAAAGCAACCTCTTCAGGAGCATCCTTCCAGTAGTGATAACCGATGATTTCGTTATATGTCTCAACCGTTGTATTCAAAGACTTCTCCACAGTGAGGACATTTGATGACTTCCGGCTCTTCCACTTTCTTCTCAGGACGCTTTTCTTCTTCAGTAAAGAAGCTATCCAGATTGAAATCTGGCATATCCGTTTCCTCAAAGCCGATGAGCGAAAGATCGAACCCGACTTCTTTCAGGGAATCCAGTTCGATTTTCAACAGCTCGTTATCCCAGCCGGAGTTCTCTGCGATTTTATTGTCCGCGAGGATGTAGGCTTTCTTCTGGGCTTCAGTCAGGTTAGTCAGCCTGATGACCGGCACAGTCTTCCGCCCTAGTTTCTTGGCAGCAGTTAACCTGCCGTGTCCGGCAAGCACACCAAACTCCTCATCGACAAGGATTGGATTGGTGAAACCAAATTCTTTTATGCTTCCGGCAATCTGGTTTATTTGCTCTTCACTGTGGGTCCTGGCGTTGTTGATGTACGGAATCAGGCTATCTGGATTCACCCATTCAACATTGAGATCGCCAGCATTTGTCTTCTTTGTCGCCATGCTTTGTCGCCTTATTGAGAAGTCAGTGCAAAGGGCATTTTTCTGCACAATTGCATAACTGGTTCAGGAATGTTCAGTGACCGCTTACGGCGGTCAGTCGCTTGCGGAGGTGCAAGATGGAGGAGAACAAGGAAATCTAGCCCCAACCTAAAAAACGAGAAAACCAGCGGGGCTTAACGGCTTTTTGTCAGAGTGCGGACAAGTACCGTCAGTTTTGAAAAGTGACCGCAGTCAAAAAGATGGGCAATCAGGAGAAAGGTATTTCAGAAGAAGGCGACTGCGGTCA